CGGTTACCTCGCTATCTACTTGGCTAAGTCAGGTAAGGGCGTTCGCAAGTTCAACCTTACATAATAGGTTACTAAGTCGCTGGAGGGGTAATGCCCTTTTACCCCTCCAGTCTTTAGAAAGGATAACAATGAGCATCACGACAGTAAGCGAGTTACGCACCGCACTTGGTGTTGGCACTCTCTATCCAGACGCGACCCTACAGTCTGTCTGCGATGCTGCCGATAATGTCTTGTTACCTTTTCTATGGACTAACACGACTCCAGTTATCGGGCATAGCAATACAACCAACACCGGCACTTCTTACTTTCAGGATAATGTCCAAGATGTGTTCTATGTTGGACAGACTATAAACATCACCGGCTGCGGAAGTAAGCACAACGGTAACAAGACAATAACTGGTGTAGGCGAGTATCAAGTTACTTATGCGATCACAGGTAATAACAATGTTGCCGCGCCTTATCACCCGATTAACCCTTATGGCTCAGCAGCGGCAGATACCTATGTTGATTACACAACTATTCCAGCGATCCAAGAAGCCAGCCTAATGATCTCGATCTCTATCTGGGGCAGCCGCCAGTCCAACTCTGGTTCTGCGATGGGGCCAGACGGAACTATGACTTCAATTTACGCCATGTCGAACCAGTTGCTAGGCAGAGTGCGTGGGCTTATTGCTCCGTATATCTCGCCTAACTCGATGGTTGGCTAACCATGGCAGCGATCTCCACACTTCGCGCCACTATTGCAGCAGCGCTCGTAGATAATTCACTCTGGTCGGTTTTCTCATTCCCGCCTGCTACACCTATCGTTAATAGCGTAGTTATAAGCCCGGCTGATCCTTATGTAACTCCTACCAATAATGGCCGCAATACTGTTGCGCCACTTGCTAACTTTAATATAAATATATTCGTGCCGCTTCTGGACAACGAAGGTAACTTAAACGGTATTGAGGATATGTTGGTTGCAGTCTTTAATAAACTGGCAGCATCCTCGATCGTCTATAATGTGGGAGATGTGAGCGCACCTAGCGTTCTCAATGCTACATCGGGCGATCTATTGACTTGCTCCCTGCAAGTCTCAGTCCTAACGAGTTGGAGTTAAAATGACCCTTGAACAATGGGAAAAAGACAACACAGCGTTCCTGATCAAGATCGGTCAGATCGCTCCAGCAGCACCTAAACCAGCAACTAAGAAAGATGAGGAATAACCGATGGCAGTATATCTAAGCAACGGAGTGGTTCTTACTGTAAATGCGGTAGACCTCTCAACACTAGTAAGCAGCGTTACGATCAACCGATCATTCGATGAACTCGAAGTTACAGCGATGGGCGATAGCGGACATAAGTTCGTTAAGGGCTTGGAAGCATCATCTATCACTATCGACTTCTTTAACGACGAGGCATCAGCCAAGACTCTACAAACCTTGAACTCAACATGGGGAACTAGCACGACCGTTACAGTCAAGCAGACTTCTGCTGCTGTCTCAGCAACTAACCCAATGTACACAATGTCCTGCCTAGTCAATAACATCACACCAGTTAACGGCGCAGTTGGAGACATCTCTACTCAGTCAGTTACTTGGACTGTTAACGGAACTATTGCAGTTACATCAGCGTAATCACTAACTAAGGGGCAAAAAATGGCACGACTAAAGGTAACAAGGGCAGACGGAAGCATCAACGAGTACCAGATCACTCCGGCGATCGAGTACGCCTTCGAGCAATATGCTAAGAAGGGCTTTCATAAAGCCTTTAGGGATGACGAGAAGCAGAGCGATGTGTATTGGCTGTGCTGGGAGTCCATTCGTCGGTCGGGTGAAACCGTTAAACCATTCGGGGAAGCGTTCCTAGATACCTTGGCGCGAGTCGAGGTTCTAGATGACGAACCTTTAATGTAGCGCGGGAGTCCTTCACCTATCTCGTAGCGAGACTATCGCTAGAGACTGGACTCTCGCCACAGACTTTAATTGAACTAGACCACACAATGTTCAGGACTTTACTTCAAGCCCTGAAGGACAGAGCGAAGGAGCAAGCGGATGCCAACAGAAGTAAAAGGCGCAGATAAACTCCGTAAAGCCCTAAAGCAATTTGAGCCTGATCTAGCGAAAGAAACCACTAAAGAACTTGGAGTCTTGCTTAAACCTATCGCCGCTAAGGCGCGTGGTTACATGCCATCCGAGTCTCCTTTAAGTGGTTGGGCAGTCAAGCCCAACAGTAAAGCCAAGTTTCCAACCTATGACCCAACTGTGGCCAAGCGTGGCGTTAGTTATAAGACTTCACCTAGCAAGCCTAATCGTCGAGGCTGGAGATCTCTAGTATCTATTCTTAACAAGTCTGCTGCTGGTGCTATCTACGAGACGGCCGGGCGCAAGAACCCCGGCGGTAACTTCTCGCCTCGTTTAGGCGGAGATCCTAAAGGTCGCGACAAGATGGAAGGCCGCTCAATTTTTCGTGCATGGAATGAGGATCAGGGCAAGACTCAGGGCGCGGTAATTAAAGCGATCGAGTCATCAGCCGATAAGTTTAATAAGAGAACTCCTAAGGTGAACTAATGGCAACTAATGTAAAGATAGATATTGCTGCGGAGTTCGTTGGCAAGAAGGCTTTTACCGATGCGGCTAAGCAGACTATTGGACTTAACAACCAAGTTAAGACACTCGCTAAGTCTTACCTAGGATTATTTACAGTACAGCGTTTAGGTCGAGCAGGCTTTAATGCCGCTAAGGCATTCGCTGAGGATGATAAAGCAGCCAGAGTATTAACTCAGTCCCTTGATAACTTGGGCTTAGCATTCGCTGATCCTGCTGTTAAGACTTTTATTGCAGATCTAGAAAAGCAGTTTGGCATCCTCGATGACCAGTTACGCCCAGCGTACCAACGCTTATTAACTACTACAGGTGATGTTGCTAAGTCTCAATCCTTACTCCGCACAGCCTTAGACCTATCAGCAGCAAGCGGTGCAGATGTTGTATCTGTTGCCGGAGATCTATCTAAGGGTTATGTAGGCCAGACTCGCGCCCTTGCTAAATACGGTATTGGATTAACTCAGGCTGAACTAAAGGCTATGGACTTCGAGCAAGTTCAGGAGCGCATTAACAGCCTATTCGGTGGACAGGCTACAGTTGCGGTCGATACCTATGCAGGCGCGTTCGCTCGCTTATCAGTTGCATCTAATAACGCTCAGGAAATTATTGGCGGCGGTCTAGTCGATGCGCTTGCAGCCCTTGGCGGCGGCGGAGAAGGTGGATTAACTAACACTCTAAACCTTATCGAAAAGACTTCTACAGCCCTTGCAACCTTTATTCGTAAGTTCGGAGTCGGTCTAGGTGTAAGCGGAAAGATCCTTACTGGAGACTTTAGCGGCGCACAGGCGTTAGCCAATGCAGAAAAGAACCGAGGTAAAGACACCTCAGGATTAACGCCAACTATTAAGGCTGAACTAGCCAAGGCTGCGGCTGAGAAAGCATCTGCTAAGAACCGCACCGCGTTAGTCAAGACAACTAAAGAGCAGACTAAAGCAATTAAAGAACAGACAGCGTTAACCAAGGCTGGCACTCTGTTTGATATTCAACAGACTCAGATCATCGCAGCGCTTAAAGGTGAAGTATCAGCCGAGGAGCGCAAGCGCCTAGAACTGCAACTGGCTATCCTTACTGGCAACACATCAGAGGCATCTAAACTTGCCGGAGAACTTGCTAAGGCTCAGGGTCTATCTGAAAAGTTAGCGGCTTATCTTGCCGATATTCCAAGTGCTAGTAATCCATTCACAGCATGGAAGTCTTATTTAGATATGATCGAAGCGCAGGTTCGCCGCATCGCAACAGTAAGCCCAGCACCAGTTACTTCTATGGCAACAGGTTATGGCGTTACTGGCGTTCAATACGACTTGCCTAATGGCTCAGTACAGACAAGCGCAGCAGGCGTTGACTTCGTGGTAAATGTAAACGCTGGCTCAATTATTGCCCAAGAAGGTCTGCAAGATGTCCTGAGAGACACTCTGCTTGATGCTTCACTCTCGGCTAAGTTCGCAGCGATATTCCGTCAAGGCGGTTCATTCGGCCCATGACGCTACCTGCGCAGATCGCTGTCTCCTTCGACTTTACTTCTGGTGCTACCTTCGGGTATCCCTTTACTATTGGCGATCCTGAATATGGCAAGTTAGGTGTAGGCACACTAGCCTCAACCACTACGCCAGAACCTACAGTTGATCTGACTCCAAATGTTCGCCAGATAAGCATTAAGCGTGGGCGTAACATCATGCGAGATACCTTCGAGGCTGGCTCAGCAACCGTCAGAGTTATAGATCCAGACGGATCGTTTAACCCACAGAATGTTAACTCACCCTACTTTGGCTTCTTGACTCCACTACGCAAGTTGCGCATCTCAGCAACAGTCGGAGGAGTTGGGTACTTCTTATTCTCTGGCTATACGACAGACTACAAGTACACCTACCCACAAGGGCAGGAAATCGGTTATGTGGACATCATCTGCTCAGATGCTTTTAGACTAATGCAGCAGGCGGGTATCACCACAGTCGCAAGCGCAACCGCCGGGCAGGACACAGGCACACGCATAGGCAAGATCCTAGATCAAGTCCAATGGCCGACATCTATGCGCACCATCGACACAGGCAACACAACCTGTATAGCAGATCCCGGCACTTCTCGCACAGCCCTCGATGCACTAAAGAACGCTGAGTTCTCAGAGCAGGGCGCGTTCTTTATTAACGATGAAGGCACAGCAGTATTCCTAAACCGTACCAATGTGATCAAGAAGTATGGCGATACTCCGATCGAGTTTAATCAGACTACTGGCATTCCTTACAGCAACCTTACCTTCGCCTTCGATGATAAGTTGATTATCAACAGCGCTGGCATGACTCGCGTGGGTGGCACTCAGCAGGTATCAGAGGACTCAGCCTCAATCGCTAAGTACTTCCCACACCAGTTAAACGAGAATAACCTAGTAGCCCAGACAGATGCAGACACTCTCAATATCGCCAAGATCTATGTAGCAACTCGTAAAGAGACAACGATCCGCATAGATGCCATGACGGTTGACCTGCTTGATCCAGATGTACCAACTGCGACCATGTTGGACTTCGATTACTTCCAACCTTTAAAGATTACGAATGTTCAGCCAGATGGCTCAACGATCGTCAAGACACTACAAGCACAAGGCTTCTCATGGAACATAACGCCAAATGCCATGAGCGTAACAGTTACAACTCTCGAACCTATAGTCGAGGGCTTCATCATCGGCAGCGATGTATCAGGTATAATCGGCACTAGCATAATGGCGTATTAGGAGAAAATAATGGCAACAGGCTTCCCAGCAAGCACAGGCGATGTACTAAGCGCGGCTATGTATAACGGTCTTACATCGTTCTCAGTAGGCGCGGCTAATACTGCCGACTACACAGCAGTCTTAGCAGACCAGTATCAGAGCCTAGAGATCATGAACAAGGCAACTGCTATTGCCTTCAAGATTCCGACAGATGCTTCGGTGGCATTCGAAATCGGCACAGTCCTAACAGTTCTCAACATCGGGGCTGGACTCTGCACTATCTCAGCAGTAACGCCCGGCACAACCACAGTCCTTTCAGCAGGCGCAACAGCAGCCAGCCCAACCCTTGCACAATATAAGTCAGCAGCCTGCATCAAGACCGCTGCTAATACTTGGTATGTCGTGGGTGCAATAGCCTAATGATTGCTAATATAATCACAGGCTTAATTTCACCTATAGCACCCTTAATTCCTAATTCCGTAAATTATTTAGTTGTCGCAGGCGGCGGCGGCGGCGGCGGAAACTTTGGCGGCGGTGGCGGCGCAGGTGGCTTTAGAACTGCTAACGGATTTTCTATAGGTGCATCTTTTACAGTAACAGTTGGCGCAGGTGGTCCAGCCGACACTAATGGTAATAACTCGGTGTTTAGCACAATAACAAGTACCGCAGGCGGTTCTGGCGGTGGTGGTCGCGGTGCCGCTAATGCAACCGCCCCAAGTGGCGGTTCTGGCGGCGGCGGTGGTGGTGGAAATACCTCAGGCTTTACAGGATTTGGCGGCGCAGGAAACACTCCAAGCGTTAGCCCATCACAAGGCAGTAACGGCGGTAATGGTATTTTTGACCGCACAGGCGGCGGCGGCGGTGGTGCTGGTGCAACTGGGTCTAATGCGGTTGCTGGAGTCATGGGCGCAGGTGGTTCAGGCACAGCATCAAGTTTAAGTGGCTCATCGGTTACTTACGCAGGCGGCGGCGGCGGCGGCGGCACCGTTAGTTTAAGCGGCGGCGGCGGCGGCACAGGCGGCGGCGGTAACGGTCTGTCTGCTTTTTCTGGTACTGGTGGCAACGGAACGGTAAACACAGGCGGTGGTGCTGGTGGCGGTCCTGCAAATGGTTCTGGCGGCGCAGGTGGTTCAGGCATAGTTATTATTTCTTACCCATCAACTCAATTAGATTTAACTTCTATTGGCGGTGGCTTAACTTATACAAAAACAACTAGCGGCGGCAATACTATTTATACTTTTACAGCAGGAACAGGAACGGTGACAGTTTAATGGCTCACTATGCGTTCTTAGATGAAACTAATACAGTTACAGAAGTTATTGTTGGAAAAGACGAAACAGAACTAATTGAAGGGCTAGACCCTGAGACTTGGTATGGCAACTTTCGAGGGCAGAAGTGCATTCGTACTTCATACAATGGCAACATCCGCTACAACTATGCAGGGATTGGCTTTACTTACGATCCCATTGATGATGCTTTTATAGAACCAATGCCATGTGATCACGCTGAATTAACACTTAATGAATTGAAGCGATGGGAGTGTTCAGCCTGTGAAACCGCGTTTATGTAAGGCTGGAGTCCAACTTCGTGAGCAATTCGATGACACCTTCCCAGATCGCGATCGTAGTTCCGATGGCTGGATTGCGGATGCAAGACATCGTGCAGGCGGCACTAGCGATCACATACCTTGTTCATCGACTGGGTATGTTAGAGCGGTCGACCTCGATCGAGATGTCTCTGGTAAGGCTAAACCAGACCTCATGCCCG